ATGAAAGGCAGAACAGAGGAAGAAATCAAAGCAAGTATTCAGAAGATGAAAAAGATTGCTGAAATATACGAGGGCGAGGAATTAGAGCTTATCGACAGCTACATTGAGGAAAAACCACCTAAAGATAACAAAGAAGCTGTATGGTATTTAGGCGAGAGCCTTAAGAAGCTGGCACAGGCTGATGTGTTTATCGGAATTGAAGGCAGTTGGTGCTGGAATGGATGCCACATTGAAAGAATAACCGCTGAAAAATATGGCATAAAAATATATGCATGCCCAGCAGAAGATGTAATTGATTGTTATTCTTTATTACTGGAGAAAAAAGGGATATATGCATGCACAACTAAAAGAAATGTTTATCCTAACATTTAAAGATGATTGCTGAAATAATAAATATTACCGCCATATAAATGATTTATGGCGCTACCCTAAAACAATTATAGGCAGAGGTCTATAAGCACCTTTGCTTTTTAAAAGTGGAGGTGCTTTTCTTATGGCTAGTCAAAGCCTTATTTCCACAGTTGATAGTTACGAAAATTACATAGAGAGAAATGGAATAGACGAGCAAGTAACTAATGCCTATGTAGACGCTTGCAGTGTAGCCATAAATGGCGAGAAAGATATTGAGTATGGACTACAACTCACTAAGAGAGCAAAAGAGCTTATAGAGCGTTTCTGCAAGGGCAAGACAGGTGGAACGATATGGGATTTAGAAAAGTATGCGTTTGCAAATAAAACGGAATATGAGCTGATTAATTGGTTTTACGATATTTTACTGATTGAAGCACAAAACAAAGTTGTTGACAGTTTTTTTAGATACATAGAAAAGAAACGTGAACCTAAAGAAAGATTCTATATGCCGAGAAGAAAACAGTTTATCAAAATAGGCTTAATAGAAGCATTACAAGGCATGATTGATGATAAATATGATATTTTATGTATTTCTCTCCCACCCGGAACAGGAAAAACCACAATCGAAAAGTTTTTCCATTCTGCGGTTATAGGTTGGTACTCAAACGGATATAACCTTTTTTATTCACACAGCGGAGACATTACACGAATGTATTATGATGGAGTATACGATATTGTCACAAACGCTGACGAGTATACATGGAGAGAAGTGTTCCCTGGACTTGAAGTAACAAGTACAAATGCAAAACTTGAACAGTTTAACGTAGGAAAATATAAGCCGTTTCAATCTGTACAATGTACATCCGTCGGCAGTAAAAATGCTGGTAAAGTCAGAGCCAATAAATTTCTGCTAGTTGATGATATGATAGGCGGCATTGAAGAAGCACTAAACCCAACCTATCTTGATAAATTGTGGGATAAATATGCAGTAGATGCACGACAAAGAAAGATACCGGACGAGGATGGAAACCCATGTAAAGAAATACATATTGCTACAAGGTGGAGCGTTAGAGACGTAATAGGACGTATTATACAAGCTTATGAGGGAAACAAACGAGTTAAAGTAATATCCGTGCCTGATGTAGACCCAGTAACAAGAGAAAGTAATTTTGACTTTGAATTTGGTGGCTATACAGTAAAGGATTTTGAAGATATTCAGCTACTTATGGATGAAATCTCATATCGCTGCCTGTATAAACAAGACCCTATAGAACGTGAGGGATTACTATTTCCAGATGATAAAATCCGAAGATATCTCAATTTGCCACACGGAGAACCGGAAATTATCACAGCTCAATGCGATACAAAAGGCAAAGGTACGGATTATTTTGTACTGCCTGTATTGCAAAAATACGGAGAAGATTATTACTGCGTTGATTGCGTATGTGACAACACAGCAGATTATGAAGAACAATACAGAAATGCTGCAGGTGTACTTGTAAATAACAAAGTGCAAGAGTGCGAATTTGAGCGTAACGCCGGTGGAGATAGGGTCGCAATGGAAGTTAATAAGCGTGTAGAGAGCGTAGGTTGGATATGTAATATTACAGATACGCCTACAGAAACAAACAAAGAGGCAAGGATTTTTCAATGCTCTAACTGGATTTTGCAACACATTATTTTTAAAGACTCATCACTTTACAAACCTAATGAACCATATGGAGTAATGATGTCGTTGCTAAAACAGTATTCAGTATCTGGAAAGAAACAGCTTGATGATGTACCAGATGTATTTTCAAATTTTGCATTGAGAATGACACAGGGCAATAGAGTAGCAAAGGTTGAAGCTGCTATAAATCCATTCAGGAGGTATTAATCTATTATGACAACCAAGGACTATCTTAATCAAATCAGCAGACTTAATCGTATGATAAATAACAAGCTAACAGAGATAGCACAGCTTAGAGAACTTTCTTGCAGTATATCGGCAGTAAAGAATGAAGAAAGAGTGCTATCATCATCAGACCCAGATAAAATAGGTGCTACATACGCCAAAATTGACGAAATGGAACGTAATCTTGACAGAATGATAGATGAATACATTGATAAGAAAAATACAATCATAGGGCAAATAGACAGTATAGAGAATGAAGATTACTATAATGTTCTATTTTCAAGATATATCGAAAAGAAAACTTTTGAGGTTATCGCCACGGAGATGAAATATTCATGGAGGCAAATTATTAGACTTCACGGAAAGTCTCTTAAAGCATTTGAAGAAAAATATGGTAACACATATTTGAAGATGTCATAGAATGTCATATTGCACTAATGATATACTGTATCTGTAAGAAATTACAGAGCTGTTTTTCATAAACAAAACATTCCTTATCAAGAAGCACCGTTACTTAATTGTGGCGGTGCTTTTGTTATGCAAAGAGGTAATATATGGAATTTTATATGAATAAAGATAAATCAATTATGTGTCCGAATTGCCATAAGTTTTTGACTAAGGCAGACAGCAAAGACCCAAGAACACATAAATTAGCGTGCAAGCATTGCCACAAATGGATATGGTATGTGCCTAACGATGATGATGATTTTCAGATTAAGGAAATACCACAAAGCAGAAGTTCAAGCGGTATGACATTTTATTAGGAGCAAGATATGAACACAATGTATTTTCAAGACCTTGTCAGAGGTTGTTATGGTAGAAAAATTGCATACACGAATGTAGATACAATAACTGCTAACAATGTTGTTAAGGTTATCGGAAGTACAATTGGAATATTCAACTGGAATAAGCCTGTTATTAAGTATCTGTGGGATTACTACAAGGGCGACCAACCAATATTATATAGACATAAGCTAACTAACGAGGATATTACAAACAAGATTGTAGAAAACCACGCATATGAAATTGTTCAATTCAAGGTAGGACAGACATATGGCGAACCGATTCAGTTTATAAGTCGCAAAGATGATGAAACTATCAATAAAGCTGTTGATACGCTTAATGATTTTATGGCAGATGCCAATAAACAAGAAAAGGACATTAAGGCTGGAGAGTGGCAATCGGCAACAGGAACATCCTTTAAGGCAGTTCAACCTAAAAATGGTGATGTGCCGTTTAGAATTGTAGCACCTACACCAATGAATACTTACGCTGTCTACAATGAAAGCACAGAAGAACCTATGCTTGTTGTGCAAGAACTTAAAGACGAGGATGGAAACTGGTATAAGATGGCATTTTCCGACACTATGTCATTCAGAATTATTGACAGCAAAGTAGTTGAAGCAAAGCTACATACATACGGCGAAATTCCTATTGTTGAGTTTCCTAATAATCACGAAAGAATATCCGATATTGAGCTTGTTGTAGGTATGCTTGATGCTATCAACAATATGCAGTCTAACAGAATGGATAGCATACAGCAGTTTGTTGAATATTGGGTTAAATTTGTAAATTGTGAAGTTGATGAAGAAACGTTTGCAAAAATGAAAATGAACCACGCTCTTACAGTTAAGTCCATCAATAAGGACAATAAGTCGGATGTCGAAATTATGACACAAGAACTTAATCAGACACAATGCCAAGTTGCTAAAGAAGATTTGTGGGATAACACATTATCTATATTGGCTATACCAAACAAACAGGGCAACACAGGCGGAGATACGCAAGGAGCGGTCGAGTTAAGAAACGGATGGGATTTCTCTAAGACAAGAGCAAAACTGAAAGACCCTATTGTTAAATCGTGCGAAAAGCGGTTAGCGGTAGTGGTTCTTAATATTCTAAGACTTGCAGGAGAAGACTTAAAACTATCGGTTAGAGATTTTGATGTACAGATAAATCACAGTCCACAAGACAATATGTACACCAAGGCACAGACGTTGCTTTTACTTTTACAAGCTGGCATACATCCACTTATAGCAATTAAGACAGTTGGTTTATGGGGAGATGCAGAAAAGACATTCCTTTTATCAAAATCATATCTTGATAATATATATAAGACTATTGATGATGTGGAAGAACAAGAAAAGAAAGCACAAGAGATAGTTAATCAACTTAATAATAATCAGCAAAATAAGGCAGTTATCGAATAATCGGTAGCTGCTTTTATTTTATACATTTTGCACCTATGCGGTAAATAGGAGAGAAACTCAGCAGGAGCGACCTGCGGTAACAAAAGCGTGAGTTTACGGAGGTAATTATGACAAGAGACGATGTATTAAAACTTTTTCCAGAAGCAACAGATGAACAGATTACAAATCTTCTTAATCAGAACAATTCAGAAGTTGCTACGGAGAAAAACAAGGCAAAGCAGTACAAGGCTAAGGCTGACACAGCAGATGACTTACAGAAGCAGCTTGATGAAATACAGGCTGGCAATCTGACAGAGCTTGAAAAGGCAAATAAAGCCCTAGATACAGCTAATCAGCAGATAGCCGATTTACAGAAATCTAACGCTATCAGAGACCAGAGGGAAGCAGCTATGACTAATTTTAAGATTACTGCTGAACAGGCAAAGACAGTTGTTAAAGACGATGGAAGCCTTGATTACACCGAACTTGGCAAGATTATGTCCGAAAAAGAAACCGCTGCGGCACAGGCTAAGGAACAGGAGATTGCAAAACATCAGGATATTCCGGGCGGCGGCAGTAATAAAGGTGGTGCAGACAATAAGACAAACGCTGAAAAGATAGCAGAAAGCCTTATATCTAACACACCTAAGAACAATGACGTTTTATCACATTACATTCAGTAATAACAGGAGGTAAGAAATGGCAAAGGAAATGAATATGCAGTATGAAGAAACTTCATACGCAGGAGACGTTCAGATTTTAAAGAGAGAGCCTAATGAAGCAATCCCATTAACACTTGATTTTGACGGCGTGACAACTAAAAATGCACAGGGTAAGAAGATTGTCAAAGCAGGCACTCCAATCGGAGCAACCGGCAAGGCTGACAATACAGCCACAGTAGTAGGCATTTTAAGGTTCGATGTAACAGAGGACAGACCACAGGGAGTATTGCTTAAAAAAGCATATCTTAATACAAAGGTAGCAGAAACACATTCTGGCATTACATATGAAGAGGCAGTTAAGACAGCTCTTCCAATGATTGTATTTGAATAATAACAGGAGGTAAACAGATGTTAATTAATGAAGTATTAGACAGTAAGTCTATTGCGTTATCGGCAACAGAAAACGCTAGCAATCAGATCCCTTATCTTGGTTTACAGTGGTTTCCTGAGAGAAAGAAGCAGGGGCTTGATTTAAGCTGGATTAAGACACACAAAGGACTTCCAGTATCACTTGCACCATCTAATTTTGATACAATCCCAACTCTTAGAGCCAGAGAGGGATTAAGCAAAGAAAAAACACAGATGGCATTTTTCCGTGAGGGAATGACAGTTGGCGAAGAGGAAATGCTTGAAATTGAGCGTATTCAGTCAGCAGACGACCCTTACCTTGCGAGTGCTTTATCAAGCGTGTATGACGATACAAATAACCTTGTAAGCGGTGCAGAAGTTGTTCCAGAAAGAATGAGAATGTCGCTTCTTGCCACAAATGCAGGTCATCCGGTAATTGCTATCGTAAGTGATGGCGTTCAGTATGCCTATGATTATGACAAAGACGGCTCATATGCAAAAGACCATTACGCAAAACTTTCCGGCACAAGTATGTGGAGTGATACAGCTAATTCAAAACCACTTACAGACCTTAACAACGCAAGAAAGAAGTTAAAGAAGCAGGGCAAGATTGCTAAATATGTGCTTATGAATAGCAATACATTCCAGTATTTGCTTGATAATGCACAGATAAGAAACTCAATACTCGCACAGAACCTTACAGCAACTATCGAGGTTGATGATGATACTGTTATTTCAGTAGTACAGAAGAGAACAAAGCTCACTATCGTACTTTACGATAAGATGTACATTGATGATGATGGCAAGGAGCAGTATTTCTACCCAGATAACAAGGTTACACTTCTTCCAGCTGGCAATCTTGGCAGCACTTGGTTCGGCACTACACCAGAAGAAAGAACTGCAAGACAGGTAGCTGATGTTGATGTAACAACATATGGCGTAGGTATTACAGTTGCTACAAAGACAGAGTACGGACCACCTATGAAGATGTCAACATTTGCTTCCGAGGTTGTACTTCCATCATATGAAAATATGGATAGCACATTCGTATATGAGGTTCATAGCGAAGAGTAGGAGGTGCAACTTATGATATATCCATATATAGTGATTCATAACGGAAAATGGTATAACGCAGGCGAAGAGGTTCCCGAAGAGGGGGCTTTTTTAGGTTATAGCAAGACAACCATTAATCGAATGTCTACATCTGATTTGCAGGCTTTTGCCGCAGAACAAGGTATAAGCAACACAGAAGAACTTACAGGAGCAGAGTTAAAGAAGCTGTTAATTGAGAAATTAGGATTATAGGAGCTGAATTATGGAATACACCACATTAGAACAGGTCAAAATCAGACTTAAACAATTTCATATTGATACAGTCGCAAATGATGATGAAACAACATCTGATGTGGTAGTGTTCGATAGCAAAGAAGATAATCCGATAATCGAACAGCTCATTAAACAAGCTACAGAAGATGTGAAAGCAAGAAGAAACTACCCCGACAGCTACACAGATGAAATGATAACTGAAGATTTGAAGAAATTTGAAAGTGTTATCGTTAATCTTGCAGTCTATGACCATTCACAGGCAGGCGAAGCATTTATGGCAAGTTACAATGAGAATGGCGTAAACAGAACTTGGAAAGACAGAGACAGTTTATTTGTCGGGATATTTCCATTTGCTAAAGTGTTATAGAAGATTGTGCGTTACCAATATGGTAGCAGGCGGCACACATTAAGGGTGGTGGGCGGTGTGCCTATTAATTTTGCAGGAGATATAAAATGAAAGAATTTTTATTACAAACTTATACCGTAGTATTACCGATATTACTTGGCTATATAGTTTGGCTTCTGAAACAGCAGAAAAAAGACAAAGACGCCAATAGTAAAGGCACAATGTTGCTTTTGCGAGTACAGCTTATCGAATATCACGATAAGTATATGAAAATAGGTGAAATTCCATCTTACGCCTATGATAATTTCGTTGAGATGTATAACGCATATCATGCTTTAGGCGGTAATGGGATGGTAACTAAGATGTATAACGAAATACAGGAAATTCACTTAAAGAATGGAGGTAAAGATTAAAATGGATATAACATCAGTAACAACAGTAGTTGCAATAGTTGTAATTACATATCTGATAGGCTTAGGAGCTAAGGCAATTCCGCAGATTAAGGATAATTTCATTCCTATAATTGTTGGCGTTGCAGGCGGTGTCTTAGGTGTTGTAGGTATGTATGTAATACCGAACTTTCCGGCAAATGACATTCTTAATGCGATAGCAGTAGGAATTGTGTCCGGATTATCAAGCACAGGTGTTAATCAGATTTATAAGCAGGTAAAGAACAATGCTTGACATTAATAAGCAGGCTATGAAGTATTCACTTCAAGGGCAGACAGTAACCATCTATGAAAGAGATGATGATGGCAATATCCTGTACGAAGGATATACCGACACAGAGGGTAACTTTATTCCTTATCTTGATGATGAGGGAAATAAGATACCTAAAGTTCTTGAAGAGAAAACGGGCTTTTCAGAGCCGGTCGATTTCAAAGCAAACATATCATTCAGCGGTGGAGAAGCACAAAGCAAGGAATATGGCTTTGACACCGCTGATTTTGACGCTATTTTGCTGACAGATAGGAATATGTTACCTATCCAAAAAGGCGACCTTATATGGCTTGACAGCAAGCCTACATACACATCTGACAGCCTTGTTGATGAAACATCAGCAGACTTTACGATTGTAGGCATTAAACCAGCATTATATTCAACCAAGTATATGCTTAAAGCAGTTGTAAAGTAGGTGCATTATGGCAAGACATACAATTAATATATCCCTGTCAGAAAAATCTGTGAATGAAGCTATCAGACAACTACAACAGTATAAGAACTGGCTTATCAAAAAGACTTTACAGCTTGTCAAAGAGCTTGCAGAAGTTGGAATACCTGTTATAGATGAAAATATGGCAAAAGCAAGTTATACATATGATGAGAAAGGTGTTCGTAGCGGTTCAGATACAAGCCATCACAGTTATGTTGAGATAAAATCTGTTGGAGAATATGCCGAAGCAAAATTAATTGTAGAGGGCAAAGAACTTATGTTTATAGAGTTCGGAGCTGGTGTATTCTACAATGGAGCGGCTGGAAGTAGTCCACACGACAAAGGTGTTGTTAATGGTATGGTTATAGGCTCATACGGCGAACATCACGGCATACAAAAAGTGTGGGGTTACTATGACGATGACGGAACCTTAGTTCTTACACACGGCGTAGAAGCACAAATGCCTGTTTATAAGGCTGATATGGAAATCATACAGAAATATGTTGAGGTAGCAAGGAGGGTGTTTAGCTAATGGCAAATGCAAACGATTGGGCGACAGACCTTGAAAACACAGTCACAGCACTTGTCAAGGCTAAAACCCTAGCACAGCTTAAAAAAACATATCCAAAGATAGTCATAACCAATGAGGGGGAAAACAGCGGTCAAGCAGTATTCCCGACAGTATACATTCATTTACTGCCAGCAGTTGAACAAGGACAAACACTTGATGGACAGACGGTTAACGCATTGTTAGCGACATTTCAAGTAGATGTTACAACTAACACAAGCAAGTCTGACTGTCGCAAGGTTATGGCGATAATTACAGATACATTCAAGACAATGAGATTTCAAGGCAATGCAATGCCAGAGTTCTCAATCAGTAATAAAGTACATAAGAGTACCGCTAGATTCAGAAGAATGATAGCGGCAAATGACAGATTAATGTAACAAAGAGCAGAAATGCTCTTATTTTTTTGCAAATTTTTAGGAGGTAGACAATGGCAGATGCAGTAGCAGGATTAAGTACGCTGGGCGTTACTTTCTCTTATGGAGTTGAAACAACAGCAGGCACAAAGCCGACATCATTCAAGTTACTTACAAGAATTAACTCTATTGATGAAATTACAGTAACACCAGAAGCAATAGACGCTTCGGCACTTGAAGATAAACAGACAAGAAACATTGCAGGTAGAGATACAGTCACAGATACAGTTGCAGTAACAGTTAATAAGACAGACGCAACAATCGAGGAATGGAAAACTCTTATTACAACATACAACGGATTAACAGGTGGAAAGAGAATGTGGTTTCAGGAGATTACTCCGGGTATAACAGACGCGGAGTTTTTTGTGGCACAACCACCATCAAAGTTACCAATCACAAGTAAGGAGCAGAACGGACTTCTTACAATGGCTATCAACCTTATTATTGAGGATATGGTAGGAACAGATACAGCAGTAACCCCAACATCGGGGGAATGATAAGCCAATCGACTAAATCAAAGGCTGTGTCGATTGGCGGCACAAACGCCAAAACAGCCGACTACACATCATATCTTGATGATGCAACAGAATAATTATTTTAAAAGGTAGGTGCGGTGTAAAATCCGCACCTTTCCCTATATGGACGATAGGGTGGGAAAGGGTAAAAATTATGATGAATATTAATGTAAATGGAAAAGAATACAAAGTTGAGTTTAGCTTTGGTGCAGCAGAATGCAAGGAAATTGTGCAGAAAATGTTTTCTGTCGTTAATGGTTCTTACTTACTTGCACAGACAGATAAGAGTGTTGCACAGGCTTCCTTTGATGGATTGGCAAATATGACAGCAGATGTGCCAGAGATTTGCATTTTAGCCATTTATGCAGGCTGTATTGACAATAACCCAGTAACTATGGATGAAGCAAAGGAACTCACTAGAGCATATATTACAGAGAAGAGAAAGGCAGATAAGAGTTACGGATATAGAACATTGTTTGAAGAAATCAAGAAAGCGATGAAAGATGATGGTTTTTTCGAGTTGAGCGGAATAACAGCGATGTTAGAGGAAATGGCGGACAATGTGGAAGAAGCAACACAGGAACAGAAGAAGCCGACAGTAGTACCACAAGACCACAAGAAAAAGCAGACTTCCACAAAATAATCTGGGAAGAATACTTTGTTTTAGCCAGTTCACTAGGCGTTAGTTATTCAGACTTTCTTAAAATGACACCTAAAAAGCTATGGGCGGTTGTAGAGGGTAAAAAACTTGAAAGACAACGAATGGATTCAGATATATGGCTTGCGATAGGTAGTTACATACTCCCAGCAATCAAGATAGGTGTTAGAAGTGGTGCTTGGGGTAAAGGCGAACTTGAATACCCAGACAAGCCTATTTATAGAGATATTAACAAAAAAGAGAACAGCAAAGATGAAATACAAAGAAAGAGAGAAGAGTTTGTTTTGAATATGAAAATACGCAAAGCAAACTGGGATTTAGCACACCCTAAAAATGATAAGCTGGAGGTATAAGTGTGGAATTAGACAGTTTAGAAGTTAAAATTACCGGTACTGCCACCAAAGCTATTAATTCTGTTGATAAACTGATAAATCAGCTTACAAGGCTATCTACATCACTTGCAACTGTGAATGGCTCTTCACTAAGTAGCCTTGCGAGTGGTGTTAGTCAGTTAGGCTCTGCTATGCAGAATATGAACGCAGGAACAGCAGATTTTACAAGGCTTGCCAAAAATATCACAAAGATAGGTTCTGTTGATTCAGTTGCACTAACTAACACAGCTACATCACTTCAAGCTGTCACAAAGGCAGTTGCAAGCATATCAGCTATTCCGCAAAATGCAACACAAGTCACAGAATTTGCAAAGTCACTTGGTAAGCTAGGCAGTAAGAGTATAGAAAACGCCGTTGTAAACATTCCAAAATTGGGCAATGCTTTAAATGGCTTAATGACAACGCTATCAAGAGCACCAACAGTAAGCCAGAATGTTATTCAAATGACTAACGCATTGGCTAATCTTGCCAGTCAAGGTAGCAAGGTGGGTACTTCTTCAAACTCACTTCAAAAGTCGCTGTATGGCGTTTCTACAAGTGCTAGGACAGCAACTAAAAGCAGTTGGAACTTGGCAAGTGCAATAGGTAAGTTTTATGCCACTTATTTTATGGTAATTCGTGGCAGTAAGAAACTTATAGAAGCAATCAAATCAACAACAGATTACATTGAAGCGTTCAACTATCAAGCGGTTGCGTTTGGTAAGATTGGCTCGGAGTGGGATAAAGATTACGAAAAGTACGGATATGATAACGCAACAGCATATGCGGAAAGTTTTCAAAGCAGAGTAAATGATACTCTTGGAAAACTATCTGGCTTAAAAGTCAATGTTCAAGGCGGTTTGCTTGAAGAAAGTGGAGCAAAGAACTTAGGACTTAACATACAAGAGATAACACAGTACGCTTCACAGTTAGCCTCTGTCACTAACTCACTAGGACAGACGGGTGAAGCAACAACAGCAATAACAAAGTCAATGACAATGCTTGCGGGCGATATAAGCTCACTTTTTAATGTGGACTATTCAACAGTAGCACAGAACTTACAAAGCGGCTTAATCGGGCAGTCAAGGGCATTGTATAAATATGGTATTGATATTACTAATGCTACACTAGCGACATATGCTTACAACTTAGGCATTTCTAAGTCTGTATCAGAAATGACGCAAATGGAAAAACAGCAGTTAAGAGTGTTAGCAATATTAGACCAAAGTAAAGTATCTTGGGGTGATTTAGCTAATAGACGGAAGAAAGCTGATATAACTTATCTTCCAAGTGTTGCATAAGAATAGAAATATCTTATGGCAATCGGGCAAAATCGGTGAAGGCTAAAGTTTTCAACTATGCTAATACCGAGATAACTCAATAGATTACGAACAGGCTATTGAGTATCGTAACGAGTAGGAATTGAATAAATATAATATTCCCAAGAGTGTCCGACACTACTGCATATAGGGCAGTATGAGGTGGAAGTGGCTACCACCAAACCAAACGCAAAAACGTGGGTGATAATGTACTCTGAACTTATAGGAAACTATAAGAAGTATAGGATAAAGAGCCTATACGATAACAAATTTGACAATCAACTCCCCAAGTAATATGTTACGCCAGTTCGGTAACAATATGAAAGAGGTAGGAATGGTAGCAGGACAGCTATTTATCCCAATTCTTTCAAAGGTTATGCCAATAGTAAACGGCGTTACTATTGCAATCAAAAGATTATTAGTCAACCTTGCTTCTTTAATGGGGGTTAAGATTGACTTTGAGAGTTTCGGACAAAGCGGATATAAAGACACATCAGACGGCTTAGAAGATATTTCAGACGGCTACCAAGATGTAGCTGATTCAGCTAAGAAAGCTACATTATCCCTTATGGGATTTGATGAAATAAATAAATTACAGGACGATACAAGCTCAAGCAAAGGCTCAAGCGGTGGCGGCGGTAGCACTATTGATTTGACAGATGATATCGCTAAGGCGGCGGCTGATTATGAAGCGGCATGGAATAAAGCATTTGCAAATATGGAAAATTCGGCAGTTGCTTGGGCTGATAAGATAGAGAAAGCACTTGAACCTGTTAGGAAGATATTCAAAGATTTTGCAATCGGGGATTTTTATGCAGCAGGGCAAGATACATCTAACCTTGTGGCAGGAATTTTTAATTGGTTTGCAAAGGCTATTGACAAAGTAGACTGGTACGGAATAGGCAGAAAAATGGGAGATTATCTTGCTGGAATTGATTGGGTAGAAGTTCTTTCAAGTGTAGGCAAGGCAATCTGGGAAGCTATAAAAGCAGCTATTGAAATATGGCAAGGACTATTTCAATCTGCACCCGTTGAAACTACAATCATGTCAGTTCTTGGAGTTATGAAGTTTACCGGTTTAGGCAAAAAAATAGGAGAAAGAATATCAGACGCATTAAGTTGGAGTACTATAAAGAAAGGATTAAAGAGTTTTGCTGGTGGAGGTGGACTATTAAAAGGTCTGCAAACTATGCTAACTACTGACTTATCTGTAATAATGGGAGCTGGTACAGCGACAGAAATAGGCTTAACTATTGGGACAGGAATCGTAGGTGGCATTGGCGCAGCTATTATTGGATTTAATATAGGCAATAAACTAAATGAAGCACTTACAGGTGAAAAAATAGATATGTCAATGTTCGACCAATTAGCATATCTTATAAAAGCACCATTTGAAGATTTACCTAGCTTTATTGACGGAGTGATAGAAACTATCACATTCGGACATAAAGATGATATAGCAAATTGGTGGACTACAAGTGTTGCACCGTGGTTTACTAAGGAGAAATGGGGAGAACTTGGAGACAACATAAAAACATCTTTAAGCGAAAAATGGAATAGCTTTTCAAACTGGTGGGGCAATACAGCTATTGTAGGTTGGTGGAATAATAATGTTGCACCATGGTTTGAAAAAGAAACATGGGTTGACGCTGTTGATGGAATGAAATTAGGAATACAAGAAAAGTGGGACTCAATCGTTGGTTGGTGGAATAGTCTCGCAATTGTTTCTTGGTGGAGCAATGATGTGAGACCGTGGTTTACTAAGGAAAAATGGGAAAACTTGGCTGACGGAATAAAAAAAGGTATTCAAGGGAAGTGGGATGATGTTGTGAATTGGTGGGATAGCAAACCAGCACTTCAGCGCATTTCTGTGGCTATCGAAGATTTTAAAGCTAAGATACAGAACGCTTGGAACAGCTTTAAGCAGTGGTGGAATGATTTAGGACTTGAATTTCCACACATTGATACACCACACTTTAAAATTGACGGAGAATTTAGTCTTGCACCGCCTAAAGTGCCAAAAGTCAGTATTGATTGGTATGCAAACGGCGGATTCCCAGGCAAAGGACAATTGTTTGTCGCAAACGAAGTTGGACCCGAAATGGTTGGTACTATGGACGGAAGAACAGCGGTAGCTAACCAACAGGAAATTACACAAGGTATTGCTAATGCAGTTTATCCAGCGGTTTACAATGCAGTTGTAGCAGCTATGTCAGAAGCTAACAACAATGTAAACATAACATTACAAGGCGACGCAGATAAGCTGTTTACAATGGTGCAAGACAAAGCCAACAGTTATACAAATATGACAGGTCAAGCAGCCTTTCCGTATTGATAAGATAAAAGTATTGTGTTATTCTTTTGCTATATATAAAAAGCAAAGGGGTAACGCAATATGAAAAAGAAAAAGAAACTTTACATCGGTTTGGCAATAGCTTTTGTCTTAGTCTTGATAATAGTTTACGGCAATAGAAGTACCGATACAAAGACAGAAAACACTAATACCACAACAGAAAAAAGCAGTGATAATGCCACTTATAACAATACGGAATTTAAGTATCTTAAGCATGAAATTATAAATAATAATGAAAAAGATATACTTATTGTTTATTTTGATTTCACTAATAATTCTAAAGACAATACCAGAGCTGCATATAATTATGACATAAATTGTTTTCAAAATGGCGTAGAATTGGATTATCCTTTACTCAAAGTTGTCAAAGAGGAAGATAATATTATGAAAGAAATACAGCCAAACACGTCTATTACAATTGCGGAAGCATTTATTTTAAATGATAGAAGTAATGTAGATTTAGAGGTGGAAGCCCATTCGTCATTTATTGATAAAAAACTTATTAAAAAGACATTAACACTTGAATAAATTATTTAATGGAGCGTATCTTTCGGTGCGTTCCATTTTTTATTGAAAAAGTGCTTGACTTTTTTGTGCGTACGGTTTATATTAAATGTGCGGACAGAAAAGAGGTGAGTATATGTCCAATAAAAAAGGTAGACCTAAACTCGACAATCCTAAAAATGAAAGAATATATATTCGTGTCACCAAAGAGGAAAAGGAAGAAATAATGAATTTTTCTGATAAAAGCGGATATACAATACTTGATTTGATTAAAAAAGGCATTGAAAAAGTAAAAGGGCAAAAAAAATAAAGTGTTGCACCGCTACCAACGAACACAACACTTTAAAACCACCAATCCGAAAGGAATTGATAAATACAATTATATCAGTTTCTTTCGGAAAATCAAGATAATTAGAAAGGAATTTGATATTATGAACGAATTTGCAAAGATGATTTATAGTCAGTGGAGAAGAGACAACGAAGATAGAGATTTGTACTTTAAGAAAGGTGAGGAACTTAACGAAGAGTTAGAAAGCATATTGAGCAGTAATTTAAGTGATAAGATATACGATACTTTTTGTAAGAGCTGTTTTGAAATCGAAGAAAGTGCTTTTATAGCTGGATTTGGTTATGCTTGCAAGTGCCTTTCAAATGGCAAGATTGAGTTAGGCGGTGGTAAGTAATGGGCAATCAATACCGTTTAGAAACTATTCAGGACAATATTAATAATTTTGATTTAAAGGAACAGGACAAGGCTACAAAGGAAGTGGCATAATATTATTGCGTGAGGCATTGCGGGCATATACTCCCACTACGCAATAAGTTCTGTTTTGAGAAAACGATAAAGATTTTGTAGGAGGTAAAATAATGAGTTATAATTATCCAACTGCAAAAGATAGTTCTCACAATGAGATTAAAGTACCTATGAACACTAAGAATATTTGCGGCGTAGACTGCTATGAGCAGAATGGCGTTGCGTACTTAAGATTGGAAAATGTTGCTAGAGGACTTGGGTTTACTCAAACCCAAAAGAAAAACGGAGTGGAATATATATCTATTCGTTGGGAAACAATCAACAGATATTTAGAGGATATTGGTTTCCCCAACAAGCTGGGGAAAGACGATTTTATCCCAGAAAACATCTTCTACCGACTAGCAATGAAAGCCAAAAATGAAACAGCAGAGAAATTTCAAGCATTAGTGGCTGATGAGATTATTCCGTCAATTCGCAAGAATGGAATATATGCTACTGATAATGTTATTGATGAAATACTGAATAATCCAGACTTTGGAATAGAATTATTAACAAAGTTAAAACAGGAAAGACAAGCAAGAGTTGAAGCAGAAAGAAAGAATGCTATCTTAACACATGTCAATAAGACATATACAATGACAGAGATTGCTAAGGAACTGAATCTGAAATCTGCCATTCAACTTAACAAGTTACTTGCTGATAAAAAAATTCAATACAGTGTCAATGGAACTTGGGTTCTTTACTCACCATACAGCAGTATGGGATATGAAGAAATTAAGCAAGAAATCCTCGACAATGGTAAGGTTATTTATCACAGGAGAATAACACAGCTTGGAAGAGAATTTATACTGCAATTATTCAATGAAGTTGCATAGATTTTCTTGAGAATATTAGAATGGCTCAAACAGAAATAAATATAATGGTTGCAAGAAATTTGTAACCACACTAAGGAATGTATCAGAAATGGTGCATTCCTTTTTTAATGCCTTGAAAGGGGTGGTTTGATTGATTGACGCAGTTGTGATTGAGGGGGTTAGATTCCCAGTAGCATATAACGGCTACACATACAGTAGGAATAAGATATGGTCTAAGAACACAGGAAGAAACGACTACGGCGAAATGGTAGGCACGATTGTAGCACTCAAAGACAAGATTGAACTGCAATTACCGCCGCTAACAGGCGAGCAGGCACTGTTGCTTGATAATGTAGTAAGCGACGTAGATAACCCATTCCCAACGGCACAAGTCCTATTCTTAGGCGGTACGCAAAAAGAAATGACAATATACACAGGAGATGTGACATATCCGTATCTCACAAGGGCGAAGAATGAGGACGGACTTATAGTCGGAGCAAAATTAAGTTTAATTCAAAAATAAAGGAGAGTTCCACATGAAACTTAAAACAAGTGAGTTAATAGACAGATTTCAGAGCTTAAGTAACATATCGCACGACAAGACTACAGGCAGAATTGCTATGGCTGTTATGTGCAATATTAAGGCATTGGAAGAACTGTACAAAACAACGCTACAGACCATAGAAGATACCAAGGTTAAGTATGCAGATAAGGACGACAGCGGCAATCCAGTTATCAACGATAATCAGTATCAGGTTACATCAGAGAACTTAAAGAAGTTACAGGAAGAATTGCAGGAAATCAATGAACAAGAGATTGAAGCGCCTGACATGACAATGCTTCCTATGGATGCATTCGATAAATGCGAAGAAATCACACCAGCTACATTATACTCAATCGAGTTTATGATATCACATTAATTAATCAATAAAGGCGGTGTAGAATGAAGATATTAGACACAGCTATGACGGAAATTGTTAAGGGAAATAGTGCAAGATACTATTCTAAGTATGTTGTTGACGGAAAAGAACATACCGAAACACTTAACAATTTCAAGTTCCAAAACATAATAAATCCCAATAACGAAATTACGATAGGTAACACTTGTGCAAGCAGTGTTACCTTTTCTATTTATATGCCAACAATAAGCCTTGAAAATAAGGAGATTACCATATTTGAGGGTGTCAAGGTTGGCACAGAAATTAAGTATATTAAATTGGGAATATTTACAGTTACTAAACAGACAAGTGACGGAGAATACACAAGCTATGAAGCATACGACAGAATGTACAAGGCTGATATGCCTTACTTCTCGGATATGGCATTTCCTAGCACAGATAAAGCTATTCTTAATGAGATATGTGGCAAGTTAGGTATATCTTTAGCGACAAATATAGTTACAGCACATACTATCAGCGACAAGCCACAAGGATATACCTATAGAGAAATTATCGGCTATATGGCTATGCTACAAGGCTGTAATGCAGTAATTAATTCTGACGGAAACCTTGAATTAAGGTGGTATAAGGATAGCGGTTATGTACTTGACGGACATAAGTATTATCAGCAGGGCGTTACATTTACAACGAGTAAAGATTTTATCATACAAAAACTGACATGTAATAATACCAAGAGTGGTTCCACAGAACAAAGCGAGATTACTTCTGGTGACGGAGCAACAGGACTTAGTTTTGCCAATCCGTTTATGACACAGGCAATTCTTGATGAAGTCTATAAAAAGATAGGTGGCTTTACATTTAGACCGCTTACAGTTAAGTTTGTCGGTGATTACCGACTAGAAGTTGGTGACATTATAACTGTCAACAAAGGTGGCGTTGACTACAAAGTGCCTATAATGCAGATTACGCACGAATGTGACGGCGGCTTAATGGATACTGTTGCATCTATCGGTCAATCTGACACAGAGAATACAAGCGTTGCTTCTGGTCCTATTACTAAGCAGATGGAACGGTACTATGCCGACTTGATACTTGTAAATAAAGCACTTATTAATAAACTATCTGTTGATGAAGCTGATATCAGATACGCAAGCATTGAAACCTTAAATGCTGTTAATGCTGATATTGACAACCTTAAAACAAATAAACTAGATGCAACATATGCAGATATCATTAATGCTAATGTGGAAAGCCTTAAGGCGGCTAATGCAGAGATAATCAAACTTAAAGCCAATTCATTAACGGCAGATATAGCAGATATAAAGTATGCACAAATTGATTTTGCGAATGTCAAAGGACAAGTTGTCACAACATCACTTATCAAAGATGGTGCAGTAACAAACGAAAAGGTACAAAGTCTTTCAGCAAACAAGCTGACAGCAGGTACTATTGACGCAAGCAAGATTACAGTTACTAATCTTAATGCTGATAACATTACAGTAGGTACAATCAATGGCAAGCGTATCGGAACAGGTTCTTTATCTTTGGATAAGTTAGCTGAAGAAGTGCCAACAAAAGAATATTTAGACAAGGTACAAGAAGACCTACAAGGTCAAATTGACGGAAATATTGAGACATTCACTAAGACAGAAATACCTACGCTTAATAATGAGCCGGCTGTTAATTGGACAGACGATGCCACAAGAAAAAAGCATATAGGCGATATCTGTTATGTGGTTAATCCGACTTCAAGCGCAGATGGATATTCATACAGATTTGCTGATACAGGTACATTAGAAGCACCTAACTATGAATGGGTATTGATTAAGGATAGTGATGTTACTAAGGCATTACAGGACATTATCAACATCAATGGTGAGATTACTGGAATTAAGAAATTTAATGTTGAAATTAGTTCATGGAAAACTGATACAGACAGTGAATTATCAAGCCTTAAAACGCGAACAACTACTCTTGAAACTGACATGGGTAACAAGGTTGATACTAAGACATTTAATGAGATTAAACAGACTGTTGATGAAAATAGTTCTACTATAACTAAAATGTCCGAAACGCTTTCTAAAAAAGCTGATAGTAGCACTGTTACAACTTTAAGCAACACTGTTAATAGTATTAAACAGACAACAGACAGTAACACATCAAGCATCAGCAGTATGCAGACAACCATTAAGAACAAAGCTGACAGTTCGACAGTTACTGCATTGTCAAATAAGGCTTCTGAACTCGAACAGAGTTTGAATGGCTTTAAAGCAACTGTAAGCGATACATATGCGACAAAGACAGATTTAAACACAGTTGACGGGAAGTTCGCCAATTACAGTACGACAGCGCAAATGAATTCTGCGATTACACAGAGTGCAAATAAGATAACAAGTAGCGTTAGTGCAACTTACACCACTAAGACAGAGCTTAACAATCTGCAAATTGGTGGAGTTAATAGATTCATAAAGAGTACTGTAACTCCTAATAAGTATATAACAGCCACTGGCATAATAACAGATGGCGGTAACTATTGGGATTTGACGGACTACATAGATGTGTCTAAGTGGAAAAACTATGTAGCGAGTGGATGGACCAATCTGGGTAATGCACCGGCTACTTGTTTTTATGACAGCAATAAAAAGTTTATCAGCGGAGTAGCAGATAAATCTACTGGAGTAAGAGGTTCTCTGCCAGTTCCTTCTAATGCTGTATATATGCGTTTTAGCTTTGCACATGTAGATGCAAACAAGCTAAAAATAGAAAAGGGTACAAAAGCTACAGATTATTCTCCAGCACCAGAAGATATTGATGTTAAGTTTAACAATTATGCTACAACAGCAAGCCTTGACCTTTATATCAAGAAAGACCCCACAAGCGGCGAGCTTAAATCCGCAATTGAAGCTATAGCAGACGACATTACACTTAAAGCTAAAGGCACAATTAATATTAGTGGTAATAAGTCTGTTAATATCAATGGTAATCTGTTCACATTAACGACAACTAATACCATTATTTCAGCAGATGGAACTATAAGATGTGATAACCTGATATCGAGCAATGCGAAAATAACAGGAGGTTCTATTAATATAGAGACTGATACATCAACATATAGTGCGATTAAATTATCTTATGGAGATGCTTATTTGAAGGAATCACCATATCTTATAGAAATGTACAATCCAAATGTTAAAACACATAACAACATTGATGTACACGGTGTTAGCATTATTGGAAATGATAATGTGGCAATAAATGCTATTACAGATTTTGGCGTAGATATCAGAAAGGGGGTTCTATATGTAGATTCAGAAGCTACGGTAAGATTTGACACAGATTGTAACAATATATCTATATATCATTCATCATTGGGAAGACGATGCTATCCAGCAATGTATACACACAACCCTGTTGCATTTGATTGGGATGGAAGTGTATTAAGAATATATGTAGATGACACAGTAGTAGCTTCATGGGACTGGAGTTCAGATACATGGAGTAGTTAGAAAGAAAGGAAAACAATATGTTAAGTATAACAAAGACAACAAATTTAAGCGGAACATCTGTGATTAACGGCCAATCAGCCATGACAATGTATGCGGCTGTACCAGAAACTGGTTCATTGACAATTAGTCAGACAATCACTAACAAGGAATTATACCTTGCAAATCAGACGCAATGTGATAATGATTATGAGAATTTTAAGGCGGAAGTTAATAAGTTGCTAAAGAGTGAACAGCAGACAATTGATTCAGATACGACAGACATAACAGGAACAGTAACAGAGTAAATCATCAGAGAGTGCGGGTTTAAGTCCGCACTCTTATTTTTAAGGAGGTAAATTATGAGCTTAACAGGATTTCTTTCATACAGCTGTGTAAACTGGAAACAGTTACCAGATAAAAGCACTCCGCTCAGTGCGGCAAACCTAAATGCAATGGACGTAGGCATTAAGAATAACAATGATATGATTAGCAATCAAGCACCTTAGTAATACTAGGGTGCTTTTTTGATACACATTTTTCTAGGTTTAGGAGGTAATTTATGAGTAAATTATTCGGAATTGACACATCAAGATGGCAGGGAGATTTTGATTTCAAAGCTGCAAAGGATAATGAGGGCGTGGATTTTGCAATCATCAAGGCAGGCGGTGCTGATGATGGTTTATATGAAGATAGAGAGCTTGAGAACAGCTATAATAAGTTGAAAAGCGCAGGCATCCACAAGGGAGCATATTTCTTCGGTAACGCATTAAGCAATGACGAAGCTGTAAATGAAGCCAGATACTTTGCACAGCTCTTAGCAGGCAAATCATTCTGCTATCCAGTATTCTATGATGTTGAAGCAGGCATGGTTACTGGCAATGACCTTACGGACATTATTATGGCATTCCTTGATGAAATGAGAAACGCAGGATATAAGAATGTGGGCTTATACTCATATGAGAACTGCATTAACAATTATGTAGACATTTCAAGAGTAAAAGAAGCTGGTTATGCCGTTTGGGTAGCAAAGTATTCAGATACAAAACCTAGCATTGCTGTTGATTATGATATATGGCAGTTTGGCGGCGGTGTTAATTATCTTAGAGACACACAGATTAACGGACAGACAGTAGACCAGAATTACTGCTACACTGATTATTGCACAGACCATGTAGTTGAAGACATCACAGTGCCGGATTATCAGCCAGTACCAGACACTAAGTACCATAAGGGCGACACAGTTAAGGTACTCAACGCAGTTCAGTATGATAACGGCGAGTCATTCAGTACTTACTATGATGAGTACAGTGTTTTATCAGTTAGTGGCAGAAGAGTTGTTATCGGAATTGACGGAGTAATTACCGCCGCTATTGATGAAGATAACATCAGTCTTATTAAGTGCGTATATGACAGCGATATTAACACAGATACAGTAAGCCGAGGCGACGGCAAAAAAGTCAGAGTACTTGATAACATTGATTATGATGGTGTGAGATTTGCGACATATTATGATGAATATGATGTGATTGAAGAGGACGGAGACAGAATTGTTATAGGTATCGGTACAACAATCACAGCTGCTGTCAATATTGCTAATCTTAAATTTATCGGCGGCGCAAGTTCTGATGATACGCCTACAGATATCCCATTCAGTGAAGATATTGAAGAGGGTAGCACAGTAAGATTTGTCGGAAACACAGATTATGACGGCACAGCTATTAAGGCTTGGTTTGATGAATACATAGTATCAGAAAAAAGCGGAGACAGAGTTGTGCTTGTACATGACGGAGAATTATTTGCGGCGGTCAATGTAGCTGATTGCGAATTAGTCTAATATATAAAATACCGGGAGTGTAATGCTCCCGGTAATATTTTAATTATTCAAATCTATCATAACAGCCATAACAGCAGGCATTGTTGTTACAGTGCCGTTTATGGCTTTAAATTCATAATTTCCCTCTAGTAAAGTACCATATACTGTAACATTGTCACCGACGAGCAAGTTAAAATCAAAAGAATCTCTATAATACATCAAAACAACATAATTATTAAAATCATCGTCATCTTCTCCAACAGATAAGTAGTATAAAGCTATGTACTCGCTTGATTCTTCTCCGTTATGCACATTTCCGTCTTTATCTTCGACTTCTCCGTCATATTTTAACTCTGCTACAATATTGCCTGTCAACTTTAATTCTTTATCAATATACTTATTAGGTGTACGCTTGAGCATTTCAACAGTTATATCATCAGGATATACACTCTTGTCTCTTGATAATAATGTTTCTTGTTCTGTCTGGACTTCACTGGCACTTTCAGCATTACTATCAAAAGCACCATTCTGACACGCCACAAGGCTCAATAAGCACATAGCAAGTGCGATACATATAATTCTCTTTTTCATAGATAAATCCCCCTAAATTTAATTTTACTAATCATATCACAATATACATAATTTGTCGAATACTGTCGAAACTTGCGATATCTTTAAGTTGATTTTTATATTATAAGTATTTATAATAATAATTGTCCGAGAGAGTTCGGACGAAATCTTCAAGTTTTGGCTAGGTGGCACTGTTTGATTGGCGTTGGCAGTGTCACCGCTGAAAACTGTTAATCTACTGGGGGGCAGGTTGACATGTAAGAACAGATGTTCTATAATAACACCATCGCTACCAGTGTTATATCGTGCAATAAGGGGGATATATGGAGAATGAAGAATATAGGCAGAAGATAATCGAAGAAATCAAAGAAATAAATAGCGTTGAAGTACTAAAGTATATTTACAAAATAATGATGGATGTAATAAAAAAGCCAGTGTAAAAATACACTGGCATACACCTAGAAAAAAGTAAAAAGAAATATATTGCAGTGCGTTACTAATATCTGAGGTAGATTACTTTTTACAAGCAAGCAAACCTAGTCTTGTAACTGTTACATTTTCCAAGGTTTGTGTAATATATCCTTTGCTTGAAAGAGTTTTCATAAATGGCAATAGAGATATCATATCGAGATTTAAAGCATTGGCTATATCGCGATAATCTGTATTGCCTTTCTCATTTCTTTTAGTGATAATAGTTATAAGAACATCATTCTCATTCAGCATATTGTTTACGCTCCTTTTAATAAATCTATTAAGCCGAGAACATATTCTTTTTGTTCGTCATTTAACTCTAAAAATGTATGTATCGAGCGTACTAATCTTCTGTCATTCCTTATCTTAATCCACAAATCAGCTTGTTCCGATAAATCAAGTTCTTTTTCTTTCCCAGTTCTTAAATAATCCACAGGTAATCCTAAAACTTCTGAAATTTTACCCAATCTATCATCTGGAAATGAACCTTTGCGTAATTGACTAATGTAGCCATTAGCAAAACCACATTCTTTTTCTAATCTTGATATAGGAATTTTTCTCTCTTTGCAAATTCCCCTTACTCTTTCTACAGTGTTCATTTGTTTTTCCTCCATTTTTAGAGATTTACCTAAAAAGGTGTTGACAAATTAGAGAACACTCTATATAATAACTTTAGGTTTTAGAGAAAAGCCTAAAGTTAAAGGGAGCATTCTCAAATATGTTTTTGGCAATTCATAGTTTAGAACATTCTCTAAATAATGTCAAGTTTTTCTCTAAATCCTATATAAATTAGGAAAGGAGAAGTCTATGTTTTATCAAAAAATAGTTGATTATTGCAATAAGAACAATCTTTCTATAATGGCATTTGAAAAGAAATGTGGTATCGGCAATGGAACTGTGGGCAGATGGAAAGATGATAATTCATTGCCAGCATTAACCACTATTCAGAAAATTGCAGATGCAACAAGTATTCCCATAGAAAAATGGATTAAGCAAGAATGATAGGCGATTGAAGCGTCGTTTAACTTTGCAAGAAAGGAATGACAATGAAAAAAATAACATTTTCAGATGTTGCATTAGTGATTGCAATACTTACATTACTATTTCAGATTTTTTGTCATTTTATTTTACCAAGATTTTGACAAGGAATGTGACAACGACAGAAAAGAGTAAAAATGGAGAACATTTTATAGCGCAAAGTACAAACAGATTAGAATTTTTGATATTGATGCAATAGAAAAGTGATGGTAGCGGTAAATAGTTGCAAACTTTTATTCAAACATCATTAGTTCTTTTTGACAGGGATAGCGTCCTGTTCGTATCAAGTGTGAATTACCTACCGATTGGCAGTTTTGTCTTTAGCATATTTATTTAATTCTATTGATATAGAAATAAGAGCGTACAGGGTGCAGAAGTCTACGCCACAGAAGTATGAGCCGACCACTGATATACACAATGCTATGACAGTATCCATACAATCTCCTTTCGGAAAGTGTCTACCATCACTTCTCTATTGTATCAATAAATATAAAGTTCTACAAGTTACAGCAGATAGGAATGAGCAGAATCGCTTAAATGCACCTTAAAAGGTCAAAATATATCACACACAAATACAAAAGGAAAGGAATGCGTTTATGGAGCTACAGATTTTTAGCAATTCAGAGTTTGGAGAAATTCGAACTATTACTAAAGATGATGAACCTTGGTTTGTGGCAAGTGACATATGCAGGTCATTAGATTTGTCAAACCCAACAATGGCTATGCAAAGAATTGACGATGATGAAAAGGCTAAATTTAATTTAGGGTTATCTGGTGGAGAAACGAATTGTGTAAATGAATATGGTCTTTACTCATTAGCACTTGCAAGCAGAAAAAAGGAAGCCAAAGATTTCAAAAGATGGATTACACATGAGGTTCTTCCGTCCATCAGAAAGAACGGCGGCTACATAGCAGGGCAGGAAACAATGTCTGATGATGAACTCATGGCAAAGGCACTTCTTGTAGCCAATAACAAGATAGCCGAAAGAGATAAGATAATCGAACAGAAGCAAGCAAGAATTGAACAGATGAAACCTAAAGAGATTTTTGCGGACGCAGTAGCAACAAGCCATACATCAATCCTTATTGGAGATTTAGCAAAGTTAATTTGTCAGAATGGTGTGCAAATCGGGCAGAAGCGATTATTTGTATGGTTAAGAGATAGGGGCTATCTGATTAAGAGTGGCAGTTCTTACAATATGCCAACGCAGAGGTATATTGAGCAGGGGCTATTTGAAATCAAGGAAAGCAACCTTGTTAATCCAGATGGAAGCGTAAGAATTACACGCACACCAAAGGTAACAGGCAAAGGACAGGTTTACTTTGTTAATAAGTTCTTGAAAGGAGATAACAATGTTCCCATTCGATGATTCATTACCCTTTGATGAAATACAGGGCATTACAAAACATAAAAGCAAGAGAGTTATTGCTGTTACAGGTGGCATAAGTGACAAAGGCTTAATCAATGAAGTCTGCATGGATATATATGCGCAGGTAGAACGCGAAGTCGGGTGTCGTTTTAGTTGCATTAAGCGTGATGATTTAGCAGATGTGCATGAGTTCATTGATTCTTACGAACCGCCATTATGCCTAATGAAAAGGATAAAAGAATATGAAAGAAAAGATAATTAACATATTCGCAACACTGGCAGGAATCTAAGAAAGTGCAGAACATGTACTTTTGCTACAAGTAAGGAGTGTTTATGGAAGCAAGGATAAGAGAAGAAATGCTCAACTTGGGTATTCTATCCAATAAAAGAGGTTACATCTACATAATCGAAGCTGTTAAACGGTTCAATTCTTCTATAACAATGGAAGAAATTTACAATAACATTGCTAGTACAGTAGGCAAGTCAAGATGTGCTGTTGAAGGGTCAATTAGAACAGCAATTAAATCAGCTAACCATGATTTATCAGCATGGAAGAATTATGACTGCCTCACAACAAGAGGATTTATTGCAACAATGTATTACAGATGCAAGGAGAGTGCCAATGAGTAACATAAAAAGAATTATTAAGCTGAACAGAAACAGACAGAGAGCTATAAGGGAAAAGGATTTCAGAAAGTTCTATACTTTCAGCTGCAAAATCCATCTAATTGAAAGAATGGATAAAGTACCAATAGGAAGTTACATATTAAAGTAAGGAGAGAAAGAAATGGAAAATGCAATTAATAATAACAATATCACATTAATAGGAGTAGTCGAGAAAGAAGCAGAATACTCACATGAAGTATTCGGCGAGGGATACTACATATTTATGCTCAAGTGTTTAAGAACAAGTGGCAATGAAGATGTGTTACCAGTGATGATATCAGATAGACTTACTGATATTAGAGAAATCAAGGTAGGACAGGCTGTCGCGGTTTTAGGACAGATAAGAAGCTTCAATAAGCATACTGACAATATGAAGAGCAAGCTGATTCTAACGGTTTTTGCAAGAGAATTTGAAACGCTGACACAGGATTCAGAAGAATTACCGTTTGAAGATAATACCAATATGGTTACACTTGACGCTTATATCTGTAAGCCACCTATATACAGATGTACTCCAAAGGGCAGAGAGATTGCAGATATCTTAGTAGCGGTAAACAGACCATATGGCAAGTCAGATTACATACCATGTATAGCATGGGGAAGAAATGCAAGATTTGTAGGCGGACTTGAAACGGGGGAGCATATCCAGATTCAGGGTAGATTCCAGAGCAGGGAATACGCTAAGAAGATAAGCGACAATGAAGTTGAAACAAGAACTGCTTATGAAGTATCGGTAAGCAAGATTGATTATGCAGAGGAGGGCGAAGCTGATGTGTAGTGATATTACAGTTAGAGAGTTAGCGGGTATGGCTCTTGATGAAGATATGATGTGTCAGATATGGTCAGCGTTGCGTGGAACAGTTTTTAACGGTTCGTTTGAAGAAGCTAAGAGTTCAGAGTATGCAGACATAATAGTTGATAACTTCCAGATTGAAGATGGTGTATTTGTTATGAATATTTAATAAGGAAAGGGTATTGTTTATGAAAATGTTTTTAAAAAGAGCGGTTTTAGAGAATTTTATGTGTTACGCAAGCAGAACAGTTGATTTTTACGACATAACAAAGATTACGGCTGAGAATGGCGTAGGTAAATCAACAATAGCCACGGCATATTTGTGGTGCTTGTTTAACTGTGATTATGAGTTAAAGGATAACCCGGTAGTCAGAAGAGAAGTTGGCGGAAAATCAGTTGATGATATGGACACAAGTGTTGAACTTGTACTTGATGTTGACGGAAAAGAAATCACTATGAAGAAAGTGCAGAAGCGTACTTACAGTAAGGACGGCAGTTCATACAAGGACGATAACAAGTATTTTGTCAATGATGTGCCTAAGACATTAAAGGACTTCAACGCGTATCTTGATGTTGATATGAATGTATTTAAGATGTGCAGTAACATTAATGCATTTCTTAATCAGAAGCCAGCTGAAATGAGAGAATACTTATTCAGTCTTGTTGAGAATGTGACAGACCTTGATATAGCACGTTCTAAGGCTGAATTAGCCGAGTTAGTTCCTTTGCTTAATAAGTATACAGTTGAAGAATTATCTGCTATGAATAAGGCAACTAAGGCTAAAATTACAAAGGATTTACCTATCCTTGACGGACAGATTAAGGAAAAGGAAAGAGATATTCAGATTAAGCAGGACACAGATGTATCTGACATTGAACTATATAGGAACAGTCTCAAAGAGCAGATTGCTGATTGCATTGCAAAGCAGACTGACAATGACAAGCTGTTAGCTGAATATGACAACGCTAGTGCTAATATTCTTGATTTGAAATTTAAGCAGGGAGATTTATCACGCAAGGCTAACAAGGAGAATATCAATGCTAGGAGAGAGATTGAGGACAAGATTTCTGATAAAAAGTTCCTTGTTAAACAGACAGAAAAGACTATTGCCGATACTGAAAGCCGTGTTGCCAGTTCAGAAAAGGTCATTGAAAATATTAAGAACTGTTTACAGGTAGAGCGTGATAAGTGGAAAGAAGAAAATGAGCGTAAGTTTGATGATTCAAGCTTCATCTGCCCTTATTGCGGTAATGAATATAAGGAAGATAAGAAAGAACAGTTAAAGGCTGATTTTGCAAAACATAAGGCTGATAACTTAAAGGCAATTACCGACAATGGCAATATGTACAAGGAAAGACTTGATAAGGAAAAAGCTACGCTTGAAAGCCTTAAAACAGAATTGCCACAGCACAATGAAAGCCTTGAAATGCTGAATACAGCCATTTCAGACCTTGAAAAGCAGTTATCCGAACTTCCACAGGAAATTGATGTGACAGCAACAGAAGAGTACAAGGCACTTGAACAGCAGATAGGCGAAAAGGAACAGGCTATGCACAAGGCTAATGACATTTCAAGTATCAAGGCTGAATTAAAGACACAGGAAAGTGATTTAAGGCAGCAGTTGTCAGAGTGTGAGCGAAAGATAGCTGAAAGCAACACAGAGAAAGACGAACAGCGACTTGAAGAATTGAGGGCAGAACAGCGTACACAGGAACAGAATAAGACTAATGCTGAAAAAATCCTTGATTTGCTTGATGAACTGGACAAAGCGAAGAATGAAACATTGTCTGACAGCATTAACAGCCATTTCTCATTAGTTAAGTGGAAGCTGTTTGAACTGAACAAGTCTGGCGGTTACAAGTCAGTTTGTATACCTACAGTTAACGGAAAGTCAATTCTTACAACTATGAGCAATAAGGGTAACAGAATTCTTGGCAGAGTTGACATTTGCAACTCTATTCAGAAGATTAGCGGTATGTCAGTGCCTATTATCTTAGATGATAGTGAGAGCCTTGACAGCACCAATCAGAAGAAAGTTGCTGAAATGGTTGATAGTCAGTTAATTATGCTGATTGTCAATGATAGCGAGAAACTAGAGATTGTGGAGGGATAAGCATGAGCAAAATGAGAGTTTGGCATAATTGCCAAGTAGGAGCGGTTAAAAACTTTTATGTTGAAGTTGAAAGCATTGAACAGGCTTGGAAAATCCTTAATACATTATGGGATTATGATTTATTTCAGTATGAAAATAAGATAAAGCCTGACTATTGCAATGCATCTGGTCTTGAATATTTTGACGAAGAAGAGCAGGAGTGGTGCGAATGGTATGACGATAATGGACTTGATATAAGAGAGCATTTTGAAGAAAGTGAGGAATAATATGAATGATAGATATATCGTAGAGCGTGAATTTGAACACACAGGATATAAATGTGTCGTGGTATTTACACACATGGGACATAGATGCGGATATGTCGGGATTCCAAAGAATCATCCATTATACGGAAAGGATTACAGCGATTACCTTGAAATCAAGAAAGCTGATGTCGGAGACAGAGAAGTAAGTGGGATCCTTCCTTTGCTTGGTGCTTGGCTGGATGAAGATGAAAGAATCCGCATTGAAGCATATTTTCAGTGTCACGGTGGCATTACATATGCAGGTGGTGGAGAACATTCAAGTTATCCAATCGAAAGCGATTTGTGGTGGTTTGGTTTCGATTGCGGACACGCAGGAGATAAGTCGGATTTAGATTATGCGATACAGAAGTTTCCAAGCCATAGAAAAGAGTATGAACTACGAAAAATGGTTGAAAGTAAATATCCGATTGATGATGTTATCCGCGCCGAAGAATATGTTGCGGAAGAGTGTAAGAAGTTAGCGGAGCAGTTAAAAGAGTTTGAATAGAAAGCGAGAGATAATTATGGCATATAAAGCATTTAATCCAGATTTTACCTGTAAAGGTAAGCAGTACGAAGAAAACACAACATATGAAGAAAACGGAAATAAGATATGTGGAGCCGGTGTTATGCACTACTGTGAAAATCCATTTGATGTACTGGACTATTACCCTCTTGTAAACGAGAATGGTGAGATTTCAGAATTTGCAGAAGTTGAGCCACTTGGAAAAATTTTTAAAAGAGAAAACAAGAGTGCAACTAATAAACTTCACATTAAAGCCAAGCTAGGCTTAAAAGGTTTTATCAAGGCTTGTGTAGATTTTACTCTTGAGAAAACGAAGATTGAGGAAATTGAAGCTGACATAGAAAATGACAATGGCAATAATTACGCAAAGATAGGTTCAAGTGGAAATTACGCACAGATAGGTTCAAGTGGAAATTCCGCAAAGATAGGTTCAAGTGGAGATTCCGCACAGATAGGTTCAAGTGGAGATTCCGCAAAGATAGGTTCAAGTGGAAATTACGCACAGATAGGTTCAAGTGGAGATTACGCACAGATAACATCCAAGGGTAAACATTCAGCTGTTATGGCAGCAGGCTATCAGTCGCAGGCAAAAGCTAAAAAAGGTAGCTGGATAACACTTGCTGAATGGGTAAGAACGGATGATGAAGATGAAAAAGGCTTTAACATTTGGATTCCTAAACATGTAAAAACAGAATATGTTGACGGAGAGCGAATCAAAGAAGATACATTCTACAAATTAGTAGATGGCGAATTTAAAGAAGTGGAAAGTGAGGATTAATTATGGCAGAGAATACGGCAGTTACGGAAAAGAAAGCGTTTACCACCTCTTTAAGTGAGTGGAGCAATACAATGACAGGGCTTATTATCAATGATTATAAGGCTGTTGGAATGGATATGGACGATTACGCAAAAGAGTGTGCTATGGAAGCTATGACAAGCATATTTAATCTTGTTAAGAATGACCCTAAGATTAATATGGGAAATCTTGATACAAGTAATTTGAGAGGCATTGTCAAGCGTTGTGCAAGCCTTAAATTAAATGCTAGTGCATATCCAAGAGAGTGCTATTTCCAGTTAAGAAGTGTAAAGGTGGGAGTTGACCCACAGACAAACAAGGATATATGGCAGAAACAGGTTGAAATGGGAATCGAGGGTACAGGCTATGATTCCCTACTTGCTAATTACGGAAAAGATGTTAAACAGGTATATCCGTATTGGGTAATTAAAGAGGGTGACAAGTACATACCACCTAAGCATAAAGGACTTACAGTTACAGAGCCAGAGTGGGAAGAAAGCGGATTATCTGATAAAGCGGTAAGAGTTGTATATCCTGTTAAGCTATTAGACGGCACAGTAACATATCTTTCTGCTGATAGAGACAGTGTTAAGGTAAATCTGTTAGCGCATGTTAAGCAAAACATAATGAATGAGACTTTTGGTATTTGTGAGGATAGATACCACACCACACCAAAGCAGAAAGCAGAAATTAAGGCTAAGAAAGACGAGATACTCAATGCCTTAAGAGTGTGCAAGACGGTTGATGAAATGCTTGAATGTGAGCTTGCAAGACCTTTTATAAGCGGTGCTTGGCTTGATACCCCAGAGAGTATGATACAGAGAAAAATGTGTAACAATGCAACAAGGAAATACCCTAAGAATTATGACCCGATGGCAAGACAGGCGCAAGTTGAAATGGACGAGGTATATCAAGTTGCACAGGCTGAAATTGCTGAAAATGCTAATACTGTTGAATTTATAGAAGATAAGGCAGATGTAGTTGACACCACAGCCGCAGAAGCAACAGAAGAACAAACAGACAGCACATTGCCACCATTCTTACAGGAGTAGCCTATGAATAATCCATGTAGAAAATGTGATTTTTGCTTTGTTTATAAAAATCAACACTATCCTTCATATAACGAGGCTTGTAGATTATGTGATAAGCGTAAGAAGTATGAGGAATACAAGCTAAGCAAGCGAATGTTTGTAGCAGGAGATGTGATTACTACTCTTGATGAATTATTAGAGCAGGAATGGGTTGTATGGCAAGGAATGACAAAGCATATAGAAGTTATAAAACATCTTCAGCTTAAATGCGTTATAGGATTGATTGAGGGTGGATATTTGAGAAAAGCTGTTAGAAAGGAGTTTTATGAGAATAATTAGTCAAGACGGAACAATAGATGTTCCGTACAATTTCTTTTCTTTGAGCGTAGCAAGTGGAAAGTATAAAGATGTAGAATATGCTTGTATTTATTGCCACAACATATCCGCACCGCACGGCACGAAGCTAGCAGAGTATTCAAGCAAAGAAAAGGCTTTAAAAGCTATGAAAATGTTGAGAGAGCAGCACGAAAAGATCGCTTTTTTAAAAACGATGATAAATACTGAAAAAGGTGCTTCATTCGTAAGAGGTTTGTCGAAAACTGATTTTGACAAGATGACACAGAATTATTTCCAGTTCTCGAAAGATAATGAGGTGGAAGTATGAAATTAACTTGCTTAGGCTCATCATCAGCAGGCAACTGCTATCTGTTACAGGCAGACAACGGAGAAACACTTATCCTTGATTGCGGTATCGGCATCAAGGAGATTAAGAAAGGCTTGAATTGGGATATAAGGGGGATAAAGGGTGTGATTATAAGTCACACCCACCTCTAGACCATTCAAAGTCATTAAAAGAATTTAAGGCTATGGGAATACCGATTTATGCACCATATTTGAAGATTGATTATATGTCAATGAATATGGGCGGATTTACAGTAAAAACTTTTGATTTAACAACGATAGACGGAAATTGGACACATACCAATGCAGACGGAACACCTTGTCCGATATTCGGCTTTCTGATTACTCACCCGGAAATGGGAAGAATGCTTTACGTTACCGATACAAATTTAATCAAATGGAGATTTAAAGACATAAACCACATTCTCTTAGGTGTGAACTATGACAAGGATTTAGTCGATACTGACAATCCGAAAGCTAATCACGTTTTCAGAGGCCATTTAAGCATTGATACCGCTTGCGATTTTGTTAAGGCTAACGATTCAGACAGCCTACAGAACGTCATAATGTGCCATTTGTCAAGTGAAAATGCTGATAAGGATAGTTTTATTGAGAAAATAAAAAATGCCGTAAATGGGGCGAATGTGGACGTTGCAGAACAGGGTAAGAGCTGGATTTTAAGGAAAGGAGATGAACCACCATTTTAAGCGATTGGAATGACATAAAAGAGCTGATGGATTGCTTTCCAAGGAGCGTTATTAACCATAATGGAGAGTTTATAGCACATATCGTAAGTAACACATATTTTATTTTAAGAGATTGTAACGACAAGGAAGATGTTAAATGCAAGGTTTTAGAGTGGCTTTCAAGACCTGCTTACAAGACAGAGCCATACAGTACAAAGCGAAATAATGATGAATTTCACGGTTTTATCCTTGCAGGAATAAATGATTACCTTGGTACAGATTTTTCGGAGAAAGATATGGAGAAGATTTATATATACTTAGGCAATGCTTGCAATCACAAAAAGACATTGAAATTTATTGAAAGTGGCTATGATATGAGTATTTTGAAAGATGATTAAGGAAAGGAGATGAATGTCCGTTTTGAGGATATTGAGAACAAAGAAACCTATAAATATAGACAAACGATTTGGAAATATAAGAATTTCAACATTCAAATATTCAAAGCCTATTGAAAATTCCAATAAGTGGGAACACTACACAGAAGTTAGCTGCTGGTATGACAATGATTGCGAGAATCGCCCTTGTGGTTGGGAAATCATGAGCTATGAGGGAGAGTGTGGTGATTGTGGGTGCTTGTTCGACAGAAAAGGCGGCTTTGATGTTTCAACATGGAAATGTATGTTGCCTAAGTGGATAAAAAGATTATTTGTTAAACGCAAAGAAAAGGAGTGCCTGTTTTAGGAAGGAGATTATATGTCAAGAGAAATTTGTGGAGAATGCAAATATAACAAGTATTCTACAACAGAAAAGGAATTTTATTGTAGCAATACCGATAGCGACAATTACGGAATAGCGACTATGTATGATGATAGTTGCGAAGATTTTGAAGAAAAGGACGATTAAAGGCAGAAAGGAGACGTAATGGAGAGATTAACAAAGACTTACTCAGATGGAACACACGGAGCTTCTGATAGCTTACCTTGCGGAGAAAACAGTTACGATTATAAGAATTTGCTGATAGAAAGATTAGGCAAATATGAGGACTTAGAGGAACAGGGCAGACTTGTTAAATTGCCTTGCAAGGTGGGAGATACAGTTTATTGTATTTTCAACAGATACACTAAATGTACATTTAACAATGAGGAATTCGATGAATGTAGTTGCCAAGGGTGCGAGTATGAGTGCGACAGCAAAAAAGAAAATTATGTGCAAGATATGAGGGCATATAGCCTTGATTGGATTGTAACAAATTTGAAGAATTTTGGCAAAACTGTATTCTTCACAAAATCAGAAGCCGAAGCAAAACTGAAAGAATTGAGGTGCAACAATGATTGATTGTAATGTTTGCAAGCATAAAGATTGTATAGAATGTAAACACGGAGAGTTGCTCGAGAGGAACAATGTGTCAGAACCTAAAAAAATATCAGTTAGTAACGGAAAAGAATATTGCGGACATTGTGGTTATTTGTGTGAATATGCAAGAGGATATAAAAAGTTTTATTGCATTAGGTGTGGCGGACTTAATTTAAGAAGTTGGAAGAATTGAGAGGCGGAGAAGATGATTAAAACAATAGTATTGATTATACTCTGTCATTTAATGGGCGATTATGTACTGCAATGTGATTTTATTGCACAAACAAAAGGAAAGAATTGGTATCACTTATTTGTACATTGCGCGCTATATTGTGTCCCATTCTTGGTGGTATTTGGCTGGGCATGGCAGTTGGCAGTAATTTTCATTTCACATTTGATTATTGACCCTTTAAAGGCTAGGTGGAATAAGATTACATACGCGCAAGACCAAGTATTACATTATATTATCGGACTTATGTATTTATTATGATTGAGAGGTGGAGAAAATGAGCGATAAGCAGGGCAATCTCACGGACAAAGAAATGGAAGATTTGCAGAACATAGTAACTGATACATTAGCAAGCGTATGTGCTATGGCAGATAAGCACAACATTGACAGAGATAGTATGCTGAAATACTTTGCTGATATGCTCACAGCTTTTACAGAAGTGGCAAGCATACAGGATTATGAAACAAACTACACTTGTAATTGCCAGCATAACAGCAATTCAAGAGAAAATGAGCCTTGTTGCGGATGCGATAACAGACAGACCAATGCCGACAGAATAAAGAATATGTCGGATGAAGAGTTGGCAGAGTTTCTTATAACTTTTAAGAACACATTCGGCGAAGAATATGAGGGAGAAGCTAGTTGTATGGATTGGCTTCAATCAGAAGCGGAAGAAACCACAACAAATATGGAAAACTTAGATGTAAGGAGATAATAACTATGAATCCCAAATGGAGTGAGGAGGAAGTCCTTTTATTAAAAGATAAATATTCTCGCTTAACAAATGATGAATTAATCGCCTTATTTCCTAATAAAACATTTTTGGCAATCTATAAAAAAGCTTATTCACTTAATTTAAAGAGAGATGAAGAAATTAAGTTTTTGAACAGGTCAAAAGCCAAAAGTGGTAAAAATGCTAGTAATTGGAACGGCGGCGTTAGGAGAACAAGAAAGGGATACGTTCAAATATTAATGCCGGAACATAAAAGAGCAGATAAAGGCGGATACGTTATGGAACATATCGTAGTTTATGAAAAAGCTACAGGAATAGAAGTGCCGCAAAATTGCTGCATACATCATTTGAACGGGATAAAAAATGATAACAGAATTGAAAATTTATGTATGATGACAAATTCGGCGCATACAATATATCATCATACAGGACAAAAAAGAAGTGAAGAAACCAGAAAACGAATTTCAGAAAGCAAGAGGAAAAAATATGAATAAAGTGATAATTTCAGGAAGAGTTGTTAGAGAAGTTGATGTTAGATATTCACAGACAGGAAACGGAAGTATGGCGGTAGCAAGGTACACATTAGCTGTTGACAGAGCTTTTAAGAAAGATGGTGAACAGGCAGCAGACTTTATTAACTGTATTGCATTTGGCAAGAACGGAGAGTTTGCAGAGAAGTATTTACATCAGGGAACTAAGATTATCGTTGAGGGCAGATGGCAGACAGGCAACTACACTAACAAAGACGGACAGAAAGTCTACACTAATGATTGCGTTGTTGAAAGACACGAATTTTGCGAAAGCCGTGCTAATCAGCAGAACAATAATAACAATGGAATTATGGGCGGTAATGCTAGTTCAGACAGCTTTATGTCAATTCCAGACAATGTAGCTGATGAGGGATTACCATTTAATTAAAGAGGTGTGAGTATGGTACTGATTAGCGTTGATAAATTAATTGAGGATATTCACAAAAGAAATTATATCAGTAAGGCTTTATCTGAAATATTTGAAACTATCATTGATGAACAACCAATAGCTTTTAGTATGGGAGCTAAACCTATTGATAATTTCGTAGACCCGTTTAAATCAAGAACCGCAACGGAAAATAACCTTGTTGAAGAAAATGCAGAACAATTAACGGTTAATGATATTGATAAGGTTGTGAAACAGCTTGAAGACGAAAGAGAGCTATCATACGCAGATTTTGACAAATATGTTGAAGAAGTCAGTCCTTGCCTTGATGCAGAATATGATGATAGTTTTCAAAGAGGTTTAGAAAGGGCAATTAAGATAATAAAGGCAGGTGGAATTAATGGATAGAGATTGCAATAAATGTATACATCATACTACAGGAACTTGCAGTACTTTTAACTGTGAATTTGTAACAGCTGATGATGTAAGAAATAAGGCTATTGACAATTTTACAAAAGCTGTTGAAGATGCAGGGCTTATCTTTGTTGATGATATGTTTAAGCTAGAAGAGCTTGCGGAACAGCTAAAGGCAGGTGATAACAGTTGAATTATCAGAACATAGCAAGAGCCAAGGCGATAGAACAGGAAAACAAAAAGCGACTATTGAAGCTAAACTCGAAACTGAATGACAAAAGTGGAATATACTTCTTACTCCGAGAAGATGAAAACGGATTTAAGTACGCTTACATCGGACAGGCAGTACATACACTTAGCAGATTGGCAAGCCACCTTGTAGGTTACGAACAGCACATAGACCTTAGTTTGAAACGCCATAAACTGTACGATAAAGAGAAAAATCCTTATGGTTGGCGAGTTGAATTTCTGAATTTCCCCGAAGGTCAGCTTGACGAGAAAGAGAAGTATTACATCAAGCTATATGCCGATAAAGGTTATCAGCTTAGAAATGTCAGTTTAGGTGGTCAAGGAGAAAATCGTGCTAGTGGTTCAATAGGCGAAAGAAAAGCACCTAAAGGCTATATGCAGGGCGTACAGCAAGGTAAAAAAGTGTTAGCGAGGGAATTATCCTCTATCGCTGAAAAACACCTTACAATCCGCTTAAAGCCCGAAAAAGAGCATAACAAGGTATCGCAGAAACAGTATGAGAAGTTTATGGATTTATTGAAAGTAGGTGATTCAGAATGAAGATTTTAAGCAAAAAGAAATACAATAAACTCATTGAAGATTTTGAGCAATTGCAGAAAAAGGTCGAGGAACTCAAAAGAATAAACGAGAGTCTTGGGAAAAGGCTGGAAGATAAAAAGACAAGTTGCAAATTGAACAATGGTAAGGATTTCTGCTTTAAATGCGCAAACTCTTACAAATACAAGACATATTGGGGAACAACAGAAATTGAGCGGTGCGGTTGCTTACTTGATGTTCCTTGCGAATGTTTTGAAAGAAAGGGAATTGGAGAATGAATGATTGCAATGGCTGTAGATACGAAAACAGCACAGATATAGAGGTGCATTTAGAATTTTGTACGAATTGTAAAAGAGCCTATTCCAATGAAGAAGATAGGGAATTTCACGAAGATAAGTATAGAACCATAGACTAAAAATCAAAGAAAGGAATAGGTTGTGCGCACATAAAACC